GAGTTCATCCCCATCAGGTCACCTTGTAGTTTCCGGCGGAGGAGCCGCCGGTTACCGGAACTTGTGCGTTCTGCTGAATCTCATCCACCACGGCGCTGGCGATGGCTTCTGCCATGCGCTCTACCCAGCTGTGCTTGCCGGTGGCGGTTGCGCCCATCGCCTGCATCTCGCTGACAATCCGGCCTTTGAGTTGGTCTTTGCTCAGTGCCATGGCTATTTCCCTGCCGTAACGGTGCTGGAACCGTCGCCGTGTGGGTTTCCGGTGAAGTGGCAGATATGCCCCTGGGTGACAACGCCTTTACCACCGTTGTGGTGGATCCTCTGGGCGTTGACCTTGCAGACCTTGGTCACGTCCAGGTCGCAGTTCCCGCCTACCGCTGCTTTTGCGTTGCCGCCAATGTTCAGGGTGGCATCGCCAGTGACGTTGATGGTGGCCTCTCCGGACAGGTGCACGTCCAGGAGCTTCTTCTGGTGGTCGTAAGTGATCCGCGATCCATCCGGGAACTGGCGGTGGTAAATATCTGCGCTGTCTTTGGGTGCGTTACCGGCGTAAAGCCCGGTAAAGATGATCGACTGGGCCAGGTCGCCGGCAGGCGAGAACAGCACAACCTGTTCACCCACGGTGGGAGGGTCCCAGTCTATAGTGGTGCCGGTTCGGGCTGATGCCCACGGTCTCCATCCTGTCAGGTTGTCGCCAGCCTTCACGCGGGCACGGGCCCGGGACACGTCCACTTCGGCAATGGTGCCGACGCGCACGATGTTGTTGATTAGCCGGAATGCTTCAGTGATCCTGTCCATGCCCCCAGTTTGTATGGCCGGCTATCACAACGGGAAGTTTGGCGCGTTGTAGCGCCTTGCGTCACAAAATGAACCGCTACGGAGTAACGTGCTCCAGGATCTTTTCGGCAATCATTTCCAGGTCTTCGCGGCTGGTGCCGAGCAGGCGGCGTTCCGGGTAGTCGTAGGTGGGGCCGTCGCGGTCAACTTTGGCCCGTAGGCCGTAATGGTGAGTGCGGGCGATCCGCCCGGCGATGCCGCCGAAGGAAAGGCCGGCCGTGTCCGGATCCGTGCGAACCTTCAGGTATTTCGCCGTCCTCAGCTTGGTAAACATGGCCTTCTTCCGAATTCCCCCGGATTTTCCTTTGAATTTCCGGGGCTTCCTCGGTTCCCAGCGGTCCCCGTCCGGGCCTTCCTGTTTCTTCATCCGCGCCTGATTGGATTTCCGGAGCTCGCGGGATATCGATTTCATGAGATTGCGACGCTCAGTGGGCGCCATTTTCCGGAGCAATGGCTCAGCCCATCCGGAGAGCGCTTCGATATCGTCAGTCGTCAAAGTCTACATCCTCCTCCAGTCCGTGAAGATCCATGATGATCTGCCACTCAGTGGCATCCATTTCCATGGGTGGCTCGGGCAGGATGTGTTCAACGTCCAGGCCGGCATCCGTGGCCTTAACGATGACCCGCTCGGTAACCTGAACGGTAATGGCGATGTCGTAGCTGTTGTTTTTCAGCAGCTCCGCCTCGAACCTGAGGGTGTTTTTCGGGTCGTGGCCAGGCTCCCTGATTTTCAGCCATGAAAGAACCGGAAGGATGATGTCATCCACCGGGCCGGAGTAGTCTGTGATGATCAGCTGAACGGGGAACGCATACAGGTGGCTGAGGTTGGGGCCTTCCCAGAATTCGATGCTGCCGTCTTCGATGAATGTCAGCAGCTTGTCCGGGTTGCGTTTCAGGTTTGGCACATTGGCGAGCAGGTGGGCCCGCAGGTCTGTCAGTTTCTTCATGGCTTCTCCGTCTCGCTCATGTCCCCGGCCTGCTGGGCGCAGTTGTCGATTTCAGCGCGGATCTCTGCCATGCGCCGGTTCTGGATGGTCAGCTTGATGTCGTACTGATCAATCAGGTCCAGCAGGTCGCCGTTCTTCGCTGCTGTTTGCCGGCTCGGGTGCCGCTCTTCCACTGCCAGAGCCTTCACGTTCCCGCACACCAGGTAATCTGTCGTCTGCACGTATCGGACCTGCCCGGAGCATGCGGATAACAGCATCAGGCAGGTCAGTGCGAGACCAGTTGCGATAGGTTTCATTCTCTTTCTCCAGTCGGGCTCGCTTGGCCCGCTCCGACTCCAGGGCAGACTCCAGGCGAGATTCGGTGGCTCGGATCTGGTCCAGGCGATCAACCAGCCGGTCTCTTTCGGCTTTCATCTCGACAAGCTGCGCCTTGGCCTTTTCGGCCTCCTGCGTTTGCTGATCCAGAGCGCCTGACGTGGAAGCTAGCTTGCTGCTGGTTTCAAGGTTGCGCTCAATGCTGTACCAGAGGGCGCCGCTCAGGGCCGCAACCACCAGTCCGATCACCAGGTAGACTTTCATTCCTGCCTTTTCCCGCTGTTCACGTAGAAGCCAAACCACGCGGCGGCTGCGGTCCAGATCACGCTGGCGTACAGCTGCTGCGGGGTGGTTGGGTCAGCCAGTGCGGTGTACCACTGGTGAGTGTCGAAGCAGAGCCATCCATAAAGGATCACCAGCAGCCTGGGCACTACGCGCCAGGCATCCAGCTGCTCGGGTGTGAGTTTCACGCGGCACGCCCCAGCTGCCGGTGCCGTTCGTAGGCTGCAGCCATGCGGGTGTCATATTGGTTTTTGGCATAGGCCGGGCCATTGTATCGCTCGGCAAAGGCCGGCCAGTCTCTGGCCTTCAATGCCTTGTGTAATCGTCTGTCTTGCTTGATAAACCGAACGAACGCTTCCAGGTGCTCGCCTTCATTTTGGTGCATGGCTTCCGAGAAATCGGCGGCAGAGGCATAGCCCAATGACTGCCAGTGAAAGCCCATGATCTGAAACAGGCCCCAGCTGGCAGACTCGATGGCGGCGTTTCTGTCGATTGCGCACGCCCGCTGCAGGCGGCGCCACTCGGATTCGCCGCCCACATAACCGCCGGGCTTTCGGTTAACCAGGGCGGGGAAGTTCTCGGCGGCCTGATCCCGGGTTGCGGCAGGCAGCTGCCGGTACATGACGTGGCGTTCAAACAGAATGACTGGGCGGCCGGAAGGCAAAAACCCGGATTCCCGGCTCTCCACTTCTGTGACCGCCTTGATTGCGGCCACCTGAACCGCAAGTTTTCGGGCGGCGGCCTTGATATCCTTTTCAGTAAGGGATTTGCTGGCACCTTCGGCGCCCGACAGTTCCAAGCGGGCCAAAGTGGCGGGGCCGGCGATACCGTCTACCATCAAACCCTGCTGGCGCTGGAAGTGGACAACAGCCTTCTCAGTTTCTTCGCCGAACCATCCATCCACTTCAAGGCTGGCTCCAGCATTGTTGAGCCTGGCCTGTAGCGCTGAGACTTGCTGGCCCACGTCTCCGATTCTGATTATCATGGCGTTGCTCCTATCATCGCTGCGGCGGCGCTAAACAGCTCTTTTCGCATGGCGAAGGCAATTCCGGCGGCACCAATAAGAACCCACACCGCGCCGGCGAAAAACCAGACCTTTCGGGCCAGCCCGGTGACGTTATTGTCCAGCCGGTTAATGGCGCCTTGCATTGCCGATTCGCCCTTATCCATTCGCTGCTGGCTGTGTTCCAGGTAATCCTTCAAGGACTGCTGTATTTCCTTGTGGTTTTCCTTCTGATCCTCTGCCAGGTTCTGCAGGTCTTTGTGCAGACCCGCTACGGCGCTTTCTAGCGAGTTCACCCGCGGGTGCAGGTCTTCCAGGTGCCTGAGCCTTGCCGCCCAATCACGGGCGACCATCTCTTGAAGTTGCATGGTTTCAGCCTTTTCTGGCGGCATGCCGTCTCCCTAATTCCACAACTGGACGGTCGCTTTTGTCGGTTGGGTGGTCGCCTCTGGCAACTTCACCAGAGTGCCCATGGGTATAACCGGGCCTTTTTCGGCCAGCCCCGGGTTTGCTTCATAGACTGCCTCGGTGATGCCGGCGGTCTGGCCATACACGCGGTGACAGATCCGGTCCACGGTGTCGCCCTGCAAGGCTCTGACCTCTCGCATCAGATCAGCTCCACGGTGGTTCGATGGGCTCCCCGGATATCGGAAATCGCCCAGGAAGCGTCACGGCGAAGATCATCCCCCGTGATGTCCATTGCATCGGCACGGTCGTGAGCAGAACGGGTGGCATCGTAATCCCGGTACCGCTCGATGAGGTTGGCTTTTGCCAGGCACCAGGTGGCGCGGAGATACAGGCGAACCTTGGTTCCCATGGGCTGCCATTCTGAATCCGGAACATCCTCCAGGCTGTCAAAGCCCTGCTCTTTACTCGACACCATGAAATCGGCAAGTGAGCGGTTAACATCGAACATGGCTGATTCCAGGGCGTGAACAGCGCGTTCGTCGGTAACGGTACCGTCCAGGCGCATGGATTCTCGGAACTCCATCAGCTTAAGGTCCGGGAAAAATGGCGCGTTGGTGATGGTTACTGGCTCGGTGGAACCACCGGCTGCAATCAGGCTCATGGTGCCTCCGGGTGAAGGCGGTGGACGGGGCCGGAGAGCTTCCGGCGCAGCCTTGGCTCAGGGCCCCGTGCCGCCTGGCGTCGTGGTACGACTCGGGTCCGGCTACTCGCCGGAATTCTTCAGTTCTTTTTTCAGGCGTTCGATGTCCTTTTTCACGCCTACGCGATCATTCAGATCCAGGGCTCGCTCAAACGCGGCAATGGCACTCTCGGGCCGGCCTGTGGCCCGGTCCAGGTTGCCCAGCGCCTTGTAAAGCTTGGCCTTCACCTGGTCGTGCATATCGGCATCGGCAAAGTAATCCACCGTGCGCAGCACTTGCTCCCGGATTTCTTCCTTGTCCTCCGCGTCTTCGTCCAGCTTCAGGGCGAAGTCGGCCACTTCTTCGGCCACCAGGTTGGCGGTTTTGCGCTGGTACCGATCCGGGGTTTCCAGGCCGTGCTTAACCGCGTAATCGGCAATATCGAGCCCGGTTTTCAGGTCGCCTACGTCCAGGTACCAGACCATCAGCGTCATGAGCACGTCATCCTGCTGACCGGTTCCTGCTTCCAGCACGCCTGCCACGTAGCCTTCGTAGTTGGGCAACATCTCACGTTTGGCTTCAATCTTGCGCTCGATGCTCTCGATATCGTGCAGGCGGCGGCTGTCTTCAATGATGGCCGCCTTGTGCAGATTGTAAGAGTCGCCGGTAGGGCGCGATGGGGTGACAGCGGCGGCCTCCTTCGCGGCCTTTTGAGCCTGAAACCGCTTTGCGGCCGGGCTCAAAGTTCGCCTAGGCTTGGCTTTTTCGTCGCTTGGAGCAGCAACCACCTTTGCGCGCCGCTCGCTCTCTTTTCGCGCTCTCTCTTCGCTCTCTTTCCGGGCTTTTTCTAGCCTCTCGGCCTCGGCCGCCTTTTTGGCGGCCAGCCCTTTTTCAAAGTTTTCCTTTGCTGGACTGACCATTACGCCTCCATTACACCAGGGTGATATTCTCGACCAGTGCGCCGGCGCCGAAGTCTTCGACTACGTAGGCCTCATTGGAGGACTCATAGTTTTCGA